AGCGTTCCTGTTCCTTCAACACCTGTAACCGGCAGTGTGTTGTTACTTATCGTGGATACTGTGCCTACAGATCCAGTAGCTTCAACACCTGAAGGTGCGCCGGTTGCGCCACCAGTTGCGGTGCCAGTGTTTGATGATCCAGTGCCCTCTACCCCAGTAACTCCTTGAACAATGCTCAAAGAGAAAGAAAGTGTCCCTATCTGCCCTGTACCCACAACACCTGTGACGGGGAGGGTGTTGCTAGATATTGTGGATACAGAACCGGTAGAACCAGTGGCTGATACTCCCGTTACAGGGACAGTTGCTCCTAACGCAACAGAGACAGACCCTACAGATGCCGTTCCTTCAACACCCGTTACAGCTAGGGTGTTATTAGTAACCGTTGAGGCAGCAGTGACCGCGCCAGTAGCAGATACGCCACTAACCGTTACGGGGAGAGAAGTGCCCCAAGCACCGTCTCCCCAGCCACCTCTACCCCAGCCGGTTATATCTGTCATGCACTAGGCAATTCGGATAATGGCGTTAGACGCATCCGCAGTAGGGAACTGAATAGTGAAATCACCTGCTGTTGAGGTCTTATCGCCACCGAAGTCCAATGCACAGACAGCGGGATCGCCTGATGCGGAATCATTGAAGATAAGTGCGCCTCTCGCCGTGACTGTCGCATTCGAGAACGTAAGGTCGGAGAAGTCTGTCAACGCAGTCGTGCCTGACGAAGACGGATCTACGCGAGTCAGAGCCGCGCCCTTTGCGGTGTAGTTTGTGCCCGACACTTCGTTAGATGTCGTGTATGCGGTGGTGCCTGCGCCCAGAGAAGCACTGCTTGTATACAGCGCCAAGTTAAACGTACTTCCACCAGAGTTCTTAAAGTTGTGTACCGCTTCCAAAAGCTCTTTCTTGAAAGACGTACACATTGCAGTCGTGATAGCCATTATAGACTCCTTATGATGTTCGCCATATCAGCATGGCCTTGGTTTTCAAATTCTGCGGCAAGAGTAACTCTGTCACTACGAATCGCTTCTTTGATATAGAATAAGACCGTCGCCCTGACAGCCCTTTTGAATTCGTTTGCCTGTTCTGCGATTACAGGATGGCAGTTTCCACCTACGCTCACAATTCTGTCCGCTGCGGACTCTGCCCAGAAGTCGGGATCATGCCCTTTATGCTCTGTAGTAGATACTAAAACATTGCCAATTTCTGATTGTGGAGCTTCAAAAAACATTTAGATACCTATTGAACCGTCAACCTTGTTTGCCCAGAACGATACGTATCAGAGCGCAACTTACCGTCGCCTAGTATCTTCAACAACGCTACGGCACTAGCATACATTTTTTCGTACAGCGCGATCATGTCTGGCTCACCCTTCATAAAGCGTATGGCCTCTACTAGAGTGCCGTTTAGCAGCGCAGAATCAAACTCTTCTCCAAGCCAAGTAGTGCCTGCTACAACAATAGATTGTGGGTAATACCCGTAATGAAGCTGTGTCGTAAACCCAGAATTAGGCGTTGGCCCTAATAAAATCGTGTCGTTATCAAACAACGCATAATGCTTAGGCGTTCCCGTAGAAGAAGAGCTGGGATACGCCTCACGTATGAAGTTAACGTCTTTGTTGAGCAAAAACGTAAAATTACCGCTGCCGTCTACAACTGCAAGGCTATAGACATACAAGAAATCTGATGGAGTAGACAGATACTCATTGCTAGAAGTCATAACACCGCTCACATTCTTACGTAGCGCGGGTATCTGCACAGTGTTGTATATCTTCTGTTCCGCCTGTTCTGTAAACAAAGCAAGCTGGTCATCCGTAAAAGAAGTTTCACAGATGTCCTGAACATTTGTTTTTAGCTCGGTGTAGTTCATGTTTTACGCCATAGGGCCACGGGCCATCGTGCCTTTGGTTGCAGCGCCGGTACCGCGTACCTTGATTCCAGTAGTCTTAACACCAGACATGTCTGGCTTAGGAGCTTCTTTTACTGGCTTAACATTACTAGTCTTTTTCATAAACACCTCTAGGTTGTTGTTACTGTTACCGTGCCTACCTGACCAGTTGCTACTAAGTCGTTAGGAGTTAGGTCAAATGGGTCACTACCTGCGCCAACAGGATTCCATCCCCACTGTATCTGCCTACTACTTGTAACCCCTGCCGCACCTAAACTCCTATCAGGCCGAGGGTCTTTTATAGCTTGCGGATCGTGTACTGGAACTTCACCTAGTTTGAGCTGCGGGTGATCTGGACTCCAACACTCAGGACATGCTTTTAAGTTAGTGTCCTGCCCTTTTCGTATTAAGTTCTTTAGCTCTCGTAGTCTATACTGAAACCCACAGATGTCACACTCTGCTATAGCACGTTTAGTGGAAGCGTACCGATTGCCCATTGTTAGATTCTACCAACACGAGGTACGAAACGAGCAGCCGTTTTGTCTCTATCTTCCCCAGCAGCCAACATAAACTGCTCTTCGTAAACGTCTTTTAACATGGGTATGCGCGGCATAAGCTCTGGATCTTTCATGGCTATGTGGTACGCCAGCCCCGATACTAGACAGGGCAAGAAACGGAAGTTCATGTCCGCAGTCTCTACGCCAGTGCCCGCGTCTTGAATACGGCGCATACGATAATACTTAAATACGTACTCGTTACTCTTATCAGGTACAGGCCATACGTTGATCTTAGGGTTATCTCTAAGACGTTCTACGTAAACCTGAATCGGTCTACCTTCTGTTAACTTGTTAGGTATGGATGCGTATGTGCTGACACTAATACGGCTTATGGTCAGATCAGACTGCGTAGTGGTGCTCCCACTGCCCGTGCGTATAACTTGTTCCAGCAGGTCTATAGTGTCGGCGGGTAGATCGTATTGCCCTGTACCTTCGACCATATCGACAGTGCCTTCGTCAATAGTCCACAGGTTAATGCCTCGGTTCTGCCACTCAATGGTCATCAGGTTCATAGAGCGTCTGGCGGTACGTAGGTCATACCCAGAACGCATTTCACGACCTGCACGCTCCCACGCCTCTTCAGCGATCTCCGTGAAGTCCATATCAAATGCAGTTGTTCCAGATGTAGCCATTGTATGTTCCTATACGTACAGGGTCTTTTTACGCCTGTTATTCATTACTGCACCGCAACCTCTGTGGTTTGCGCGTATCTGACCACCGGCCTTTGCCGTTCTAACCTTGGCTTTAGGGGTATTAGACACCACCTGCTGCCCCCTAGAACCAGCCTTTTTCTTCTTACGTGCTGTAGTAGCACGTTCAGACTGACTCAGTGACTGCGCCTTAGCTTTGGGTAAACAGCGATCTGGGTTCTTTTTGTTCTTTGACGTGCCGCATGGCCCTTTGATCTTGCCATCGGTGCCGATACGAACCCACTGCTGGTCACGCCACTGTTTAAGCTGTCCCATTACTTACTCTTCTTCTTGCTGCCCTTAGCATAGTTAGGGTCTTTGCAATACTTAGAAGCCGCCATGTTTGCGTAAGCAGACGGGTAGGTATCAAACGTGCGCTTTGCCCACGCCTTACCTTTCGGGCAGATCTTGCCGCCCGACTTCACCTTACCGCCTGACTTATAGTAGTGTCTCATCGCATCTTCGCTGGACGTACGCCCTTACGAGCAATACCGGCACCGCGAACCTTCTGCTTCTTCTTACCACCAGCAGCGCCACCTTTAGCGTAACCTTTGGTCTTCATCATGCCGCCTTTAGCCATGAAGCCCATCTTGTTGCGTACTTTTTCAGGTAGCTTTTTGAGTCCCGTATTGCCTTCTGGGGCTTTCTTCAGTGGGCCACCGCCAGCACTCATGCCTTTGGCTTTCATCTTGCCGCCAGCACTGTAACCTTTGGACTTCATCTTGCCGCCAGCACTGTAACCTTTGGACTTCATCTTGCCGCCAGCTTTCATGCCCTTGGCTTTCATTTTCGACTTCATCATGCCACCCCTCATCACTTTCTTACGTGGGTCTTTTTTGTTGGGTACTTTATCCACTCCAGACTTCTTAGGTGGACGCTTGCCTTCACGATCCATAAAGTTTAGGTACTGACGCAAAGTCATACCCGTCTCTTTTAGCTGTTCACGAGTTACGTTAGCACGCTTGTCTCGGCCTTCACCGACATTACGCCCGCCTTTACCAGTCACCGTGCCGCGTAATGGACGTGGTGGCTTCTTAGCTGTTGGCTTCGCAGGAGCCTCTGCTTTAGGTGGGCGTGGCGCAGTTGTAGGCGCTTTTTGTGGCTTTGCAGGGCGAGTAGGCTTTGGTGTAGCCGCATTAGCCAAGCTGATAGCAGAAGGGCGCTTAGGCATTGGGCGGTCTTTCTTGACCATAGCCATGTTAGCTGCACGTTCTGCGTCCATAGGAGCTTGTCGCTTGTTACGTTGCCCACCTACAGCCGTTGTACTAGCTGTACGACCTCTACGCGCTTTAGACTCACTACGCATCTGCGCGGCTCTCGCACGTTTCTTAGCTTCTTCAGCTTTTCTCTGGGTCATTGTCATAGGCTTATCATCGTCTTTCTTTTTACGACCTAACAAACCACCTAGAAACATCTTCTTCGGCTTCATGCCCTACTCCTCATCCGCGTACAGATTATCAAACACTTGATTCACGTCCAGCGTGTAGTCCAGATCAGACTTGCTGTAGTGAATGTGTTGGGAAGGACGAAAATCTGGTGCGCCCTCTCCCGTTTCAAACCAAGCGGGATGTGTCACCCGCACCCTATTATTTGGTAGAGCTACAATGTTGCCAGTCCACTCACCAGCATCCAATAGCTCCATCACATGACTCTGCTTATGTTGTGCAGGGTCATCAGCAATCTCGTTGTTCGTATAGTCCACTGTGAACATATACTTCGCGGGGTACATCTCCCCATCTATTTTTGCCAGCCAAGGGCACGGTGTGGCTCTGTCAAGCACGTACACTGCGTGATCCCTCGAACTGCAATCCCAAGGCTGTGCTGCCCATACGGGCATGGGTTCGGGCCACTCCTCCAGAGGGGTGTCTCCTACCAACGCTGTAATCGGCATACGTGCCCACATCGCACCTCCATGCACATTGGGTTCGCCTTCTTCGTCGTATGTTTCAGCCCCAGTAAAAATTACCTGAAAACTCAAACACCTAGTTGGCATCGTCGTTACTGCAATCGCCATAGCGTGAATAAACTCGCCATGATACTTCTCGTGGTTATGGGTGTACTCTTTCCTCACCCAGCATTTGAAATACGGTACGTTGCTCTGCAAGTACGCCAACTAACACCTCCATCTTCTCCTTGCCTGCCTCAACCTAGAATTAGGATCTTTAGCGGCCTTGGGGAACTTTTTCATTTGTCCAGCGGAACGCGCACAAAACGACTTTCGACGTGCTGCACGCTTTCCAGTGGGTTTCTTTTCCGTTACTGCGGTCTGTAGCTTACTACCGGGGTTCTGCCGTCTGTATTTAGCAACGCCTTTTGCTGTCATACCAGCGCCAGACTTGGTGGGACGTTTATCCCCACTTTTTACAGACATGCCCGCCATACCACCTTTTTTGAACGAGGGGCACGGCGATGCTTTTTTGTAGTAACTACGCATATTAGCTATAGAACACTGTCACTGCGGTAATGTTGGTAACCACGCTGGCGTGTATGTCGCTTGTGCAGCGGAGACCGTCAGCGGGTATATTCACCGAAGTAGTAACTCCGGTACTGAAACTTAGATCCAGTACCGTAGCGCCACCACTGCCATCAGTAATAGTGAGTCTTGGCGACCCCGAACTGGCTGACACTACCTGTACCTGACGTACTCGGGCAGGGCCAACTGATAGAGCGCCTGTAGCTGTAATGCGTTTAGTCTGAATATCAGAGCTAGGCATAACTATCTCCTATTACTGGTCAGCAAATGCAGGCGCAGTAGTGCTCGTTACATTCCCAAAAATCTGATAATTGGTCGTATCAAGACCGATTATGGTCACTTCAAAACCAGCAGGTACGTTCAACTGTATGCTGCTGTTGGAGTTTCCATCAGAGAATACTGAGCTAACTTCGTTGCCATCTGTATCTAGGAAAGTAACACCACCAATGTAAAAATTAGTGTTGCCGGGAGTAACAATAATCGCGTCCGTAGCATCAGCAGCGCCACCAGCGTATACGAACTTAAAAACAGATCCAGCAATAGGAGCCGGAAGCGTATAAGTATTATCTTGACCACCATCTGGAACAAGAAGAATCCTGCCACTGTGAGTTGCATTGGTAAGCGTTACGTCGGCATCAGCAAGGCTAACAGGCCCGTCACCAAGCGTTACAATCTCTGTAACTGTACCCGTTGAGGCATTTTTGCTAATGGTTTTGACCGTGCTTTCTGAACGAATAGCACCAGAGAAGGTTGTAGTACCCATGTGTATCTCCTGTCTTGGGTTATGTCAGGCACGGTATGCGCCTGTCAGGGATAATCTACTTATACAGTAGAAAAAGAAAAGGGGCAACAATGTGCCCCTTCTCATGCAGCGTTTTACGCTCCGGGTGAACCGAAAATCCCAAGTGGGTCGGACACGCCAAAACTATATCGCTCGCGGGCTTTATAGCGCGAGTTGCCCGTATCAAAGTCTGCATCCATAGATGTAGCCATCGGGGTACGAACAAAGTGCTTCAAGCCATTCGGTACGTCGGTGGTCAAGAACCAAGCGTCCGTATCGGTCAGGTAATGGTTAACAGTGTAACCTTCTGGGATAGAACCGTTGTTGCGAATCGCATTCAGGTCATTATCCGCAGTCCCTACACGACCTTCGGTTTCAAGCAAACGAGTTGCAACAAACTGAAGATTGGGTGGGATTACCAGCTTACGAGGACGTGCTGCAATCAGCAAACCACGCTCATCAGTCCAACCAGCGATCTGGATAACGGCGGCTTCCAAAGAAGTCTCGTTAAGGTCAGAAGCCGTAGCAGGACGGTTTGAGTTGGTTCCACCAGAAACAAGCGGGTGATCCGTCGCACAAAGCGTCTTGCCGTCACCGTAAGTGGTGCCTGCTGCGAACGCATTGTTCAAGATGGACGCGCCTTTTACTTGTTTCGTGTACGCCATAGCACGGGCTAGTGCCTTCGTGTAACGCGCTGACAGCGAATCGTAGAGGTTATCTTCGATTGCTTCCTCGGTAACACTAAAGCCCATAGCAATAGTTTCGTGCGTATAGCGTGCAGTGAACGCTTCTTGCGCGTTGTCGTACTCAATAGCAGAACCTTCGCCTTTGACGGGGGCTGCTGAAAAGCCTGACAACTTGGTTTCTTCTTCAAAAGAACGGTCAGAAGTCTCTGATTCAAAGATCTCCTTATGTTCTTCACCATACTTAGCATACTCCATTCCAAACAAAGCGTTCAGTCCGGGCAGGAGTTCTTTTAGCAATTGTGCTCTTGAAATAGCCATTGATTAACTCCTTAAATACCAGTCGCGTTGTCGAACGCATGACCTGCATTCCACTTCACATAGGCTTCGGTGAACCCGCCAGAGCTGTTCTTGGTTTCTTCAACCAGTTCAACAATGCGGAATGGGAGTGTGTTAGTGGTAGCAGACGTGTCTGAGATAGCGCAACGAGAGTTACCGTTGATGCTATCACCAGTGTTGTCTACACCAGCTACGTTTGCGCCAACATCAGTTTGCGCTAAGTCACCAATAGTAGTACCAGAAGACACTACAGCGACCTTGAACAGAACGTCAGTTGCATCGCAAACGTACGCTTCAATATCAGAAGCGGCGGTGCTAGCAATGTAGTTCTGCCGGAAGGTCTTTTGATTGGTGTTGGGGTCGGTGTATGAAACACCCATGAAGACTCCAATTGGAGTCATGGCAGCATCAAACGTATCACGTTCAACAGTACCACCGGTAACCAGCTTTACAGCGTCTCCGTAAAAGATAGCAGTGCCATAGCCACTTGCGATTTTGTACTGGCGTACAGTGCCAGCATAGGGAGTGCCACTAAGCAGTTTTACCGGAACGAGGCCATAAGGGCCACTTACAGTAGGATAAGCCATTTTTAGCTCCTGTTAAGTTCCGTTACCAAATGTAACCTTTGTCTTTCTTTCGTTAAACAAAGGCATTCGTGGATCATTCTCACGCATAAGGTTGTTGTCTACGGAGTTCATTTGCGACTGAGCTTGTTCGTTGTAATACGCATTCCGCTCGCTCGCAAGTTCCTCTGGAGCTTTACACAGCATCAGACCACCAATCACTACGTTTTCCGCAAAGCGTTCATTCTCTACGGCTACCAAAGCAATTTCAGGATGATCTACAGCCTTTACAGGCTCCCAACCTTCGCGCAATTTCGAGGACACGTTAGGGGCGTCCACCTGCCCCTGCATAGCTACACGAACCCAATGAAACACATATCCCGGTTCTGGCGTAGGTGAGGGTAGTACCTCGGGTCGCTGCCATGACCGTTTACGAACTTGTGTTTCCCGTGCTTCGTTTTCACGGTTAATTCGATTCTGAGCCATTATCCGTTCCTCTTTTGTAGTGCAGCCTGTCTGGCGTATTCTTCTAGTGGTACCCCGAGTCTATTAGCAAGTGCTACCTGAGTTTTAGTAAGCGTCACCTTATTTGGTGAGGTGCTTCTAGTAGCTGGAGCGACAACGTTCGGTTGCTTTCGCGGCTCTGGCTCTTCTATCTCAAGTTCCACATCGTCAAAGTTCTCTGGGAATACTTTTCGCATACGAGCATCAATAGTCTCGTAGTATTCATCAGTGCGTGGGTCAACCCCACCCTTAACTAATTTCTGGTGCAGCCCCATAGCGTATGCTGTCATCTCGTCATCAACATGGAACCAAGAAGAATTTTCTTCTACCCATGCCTCTGCCTTCGGATCACGCACCCGTTCTGGAGCGGGTTGAGGTTCTTGTACCTCAGTCTCTTCTTCTTGTAAAGAAGGTAATTTGAAATTATCTAGTTTGTCTGCCTTCAGTTTGGCAGTGGTTAAGTGCTCTTGAGCCTCTAACAGCCTATCAGCATCACCACTCTCGTAGGCGTCCTTGTACGCTATTTTGGCTCCGTTAAGCTCAGAGTCAACCACACGTTTGGCTTGTTCCAACAAAGCCTCGCGTGTTGTACCCACATCACCCTTTAACGTCTTATTTTCTTGCAATAAGCGTTGGGTGAGGGCTTCTAGCTCTTGTTTTTCTCTGAAAGCGGCTTCTTTAGCACGTCGTTCGTCATGGTACCCCTTGCTAAAATGCTTGATCCGGTTACGTACCTTTTCAGAGTAGCCTTCAAGTTCTTCATCTGTAACGTCAGCCGGTGGCTCAGATGGCTTGCGGTTACGATCAGCCTTTGGCGTATCATCCACAACCTCAATTTCCAGCTCATCTGGTTCTGATTTAACTTCAACTTCAGGTTCGACTGGAGTATCCGCGTAGTCGTCCGCAGTCTTTTTACCAGAGATGTCAATTTCGACTTCGCCTGAGTCTTCCACTTCAATAGTATCTTTTGTTTCATCCGCGTCTCCTTCTGGAAACTCAAATTCTACTTTTTGAAAAGGCATAGTTATTCCTTACGCTCGTGTTACGCCAGCAGGGTCTGCTACAACAGCTTCAATAGAGTCATCATTCATCAAACGATACTCTAATCCACCAACCTTGAATCTCGTGCCTGAATTAGCACGAAACATAACATAGTCACCTTGTTTACACCAAGGCCCACTAGGAAACCGCTCTTTGTCAGAGTACGCTTCTTCGCCCATATCGACCACTAGGCCGATAATCGACATGATATGTTCCTGATTCTTAATCGTGTCTGTCTTTAACAGGTTAGTCCCGTCAAAGGTTTCTTCGATCTGCGGTAACGCGATCAACACCCTATACCCCACAGGGACAGGTAGTTGCGCTTCTAGCTCTTCAACTGTGTCAACAGCTTCACTCATCGTCATACTCCAAATTGCGCGAGAGGTCGTCTACATAGCCCAGACAGGTTTCGAGACCTCGAATCAAACCTGTGGTTTCCTTGTACATGGAGAAGTCTTTAGCCCCTCCACCACTGAGAAATTGTAGTGCAGAGTCCTTATCGGACTCGATTCGTTCCTTTAGCACGTCTAAGACGGTTTTAGCCATTATTGGCCTCTATTGTTGTTGGAATCCTTTATTGTCTTGAGCAAATCCAAGTCTGCTTTTGCGTTATCTCTGCGGCGTTCCGCAGCCATTTTCACACCTGCCTTCTGAGCGTCGATCTGTAGCTCTTGCTGCTTGAGCGCAAGCTCTGCCTGATCCATCTGGGCGTCCTGCATGTTTTCTTGCGCTTGTAGCTGTAGCTTGGCCTGTTCGATCTGGGCGTCTGCCTGATCCTTAGCCGCCTTACGCTGCACTTCTTGCTGCTTGATCTGTAGCTCGGCCTGTTGCATCTGCACAACAGGGTCTTGAGCCTTCTTCTGGGCAGCTTGTTGGGCCGCTTGCTGCTGGTTCTGTTGTGTCACTTGCGCCCCAGCGGTAGCGATCAAGCGAGCTAAGTTGACTTCCATATCCTCTGGCAGTTCGGCGTTCGGGTTGGGTAGCGGTGCGCCCAGCTTTTCTTCCATCTGCTTGCGGTACTTGAAGCCGAGGTGCTCAATAATGTGAGCCTGTAAAGATGCCATGATGCGCTTCGCCTGCGGGTTTTGCCCGATTGTCGCTGCAACCATAGGATCTTGTAGAAACGCTTGGTGTGCTGCCATGTGAGCATCGTGGTCTTGATAGATAAACGCCTTCATAGGCTTACCATTCAGAGCGTTCATGTTCTCACTAACTGGGTCAGTCGGACGTATATCGTCTTCTGTCGGTACCAGCTTCTCGGCGTTCTTAACGCCCAACACTTCGATCATCTGCCTGTGTAGCTGCGGCAGGTCATATATCTGCGGCGCTGACTGAGCCATCTGCAATACCGCTTGGTACTGCACAACGCGCTGGGCCATCGTAGAGCTGTTTGGATCGCTGACTGGGATCACATCCACTGACATGTAGTCAGATCGACGTGCAGACACTTCGCCGCGAATCGGCTCGTATGCGTAGTCCTCAGAAGCATATTCCGCCATGATGCCTTTTAAGAGCTTGAACTCCTGCTTCATGGCATAATGCACGCGGGCCTGCACTGCTGCCATCGGCTTGAGAGTTCTCTCTAACAGGGCCAGTGTAGTGCCCACCGGAGCGTTGGCTGACATGTCCGAGATGTTCATGTCGCTGATAGCGCCCAGACGACGGCCTTCCTGCGTGATCTGGTTCAGCAGAGCTAACAGAGTCTGGCTTGGCTCCTTGTATGGGAGCGGCATGATGTTGTCACGGATACTGCCTGACGGTACGTCTACATCCTTGAACTCTCCCGGCTCAATCGGCGTATCGTCGCCTTTGATGCGTAATCCACGGGCTTTCAAGCCCCCCGGTAGATTCGACAGTGTGCCTGCGTCCACCAGTTGCCGTATCAACGACGTTCCAGCCTTAGCGTATCCCCCTATGATGTGGATAAGACCAAGCCCATAGAACCCAAATCCGGGCACATACACATAATGCACGAAATGCTGTCGCTTCAAAGTCAGTGAATCTTCGGGGTTCCAGTTACGGCGTATTGCCAGAACCTCGTTTGTGCCACGCTCCAGCGTTACCACGTATGGTTTGGCGATCCCATCTTCGGAGTCACCTGACGCTTCAATAACCAGATCGGCGTGTATCTCGTATATAGAGTAGCGGTTGTCGTCCTGAATAGAGTAGCCACCCTCTTCAGCCTTACGCTCTTCAATGTCGGTGTGGTACGCCTGCGGATCACCCAGATCCACGTCACGATAGAACCCACTAACCTGTAGCTTCTTCAGCTCGTTCTTTGTCTTACGCATGATGTGCGTAACACGTTCTGCTGTTTCAATATGTGAGGCACCGTAGGGCACAACCACATCTTCGGCAGGGATGTATAGAGCTACCTGTCGGCCTATGTTCGGGTCAAAGTAGACCTTCTTGAACGCACTGCCAGCCAAGCCAAGGCTGTACAGCAGCCGCTCATGCTCTGGCCTGTACTCCACCATGCGCTCGGTAAGTTCGTAGTTCATGTCCGCTTTTACGCGCTTCGCAGACTCTTCCTTGTCTTTGTCTTCTAGGCCAATGATCTTGACCTTTACAGGGCCAGCGGCTGGGAACGTCTCAGACATAGTTTCCGCTTGAAAGCGGATAGCAGCTTCAGCGAGGACTGTAGAGTACACGCCACACGCGCCTTCCCACGGGTCAGTGCGCTCTTCGTACTTGAAGCCCAGCACGTCCAGACCCTTAACAAACGTATCGGCCCAGTCCTTGCGGCTGTCGATGTCGGCTGACACCAAACCTACTAGGTCATCCGCTAACTCATTCAGGTCTGACTCTTCCATACCTTCGGCTAAGTTTGCATCGAAGGGCATCATGTCGCCCATGTCAGCGTCAGGTATGATTGTGATTTCGACGCTGCCGTCGTCTAGCGTCACCATCTCTGGATCGACAATCTCAATCTCTAGTGATGCCTCTTCCTCTTCGCCTACATCAATGCCTTCAGGTGCAGCGTATAAACCTTTTTCTATAGCCATAATCTGTCTCTAGTAGAAGCCGCCCCGCCGCGACTTAAAGTATCTTGGTTCTTCCGGCTCATCTGTTGGCAGTCGTATGAATCCGCCCTGCCTGAAACGCATAAGAGCCATGACTGTTGAGTCAACCAAGTCATCATGGCTCATAAACGGAAATCCAGCAATCTCTTCAACTACCTCTTCTGCCCACCGTGTGGGAGGTACCCACACCAAACCAGACGCTACAATATCAGATACTGAGTTAAGACGCGCTAACTTATCACCTGATCCCCTGTGAGGCGTGTACTCTGAGACAGGCAGTCCCATACGCCTCATCTCCTGATACAGCGCCGTACCTGATGACTTCTTCTCTACAATGAACGCATCGGGTTCCCACTCAGTGTACTCCTCCAGCGCCAAGTCCTTCAGCTCTGGGAACTCCAACCGCTTCTTTATACTGTTCAGCAGGATGATGTGATAGTTGTCGTACTCTTCGTTGAGGAACACACCCCATGTAGTCAGCGCCGTGTAGTCCGCACGGTTGTGTTTCTCTGCCGCTGCGTCCAGCGACATAATTATATACTCACATGACGGCGGGCTGTCCTGCTCCCAGATCTGCCACCACTCGCGCTTGACCAGCGCGGCCTCTTCTGCCGTGGGTGTCTGCTGATACTGCGCGTTCCACTGGAATGTAGGCATCGACGCCTTAGTCCGCAGCAGCGCCTCTAGGTCAAAGAACTCAGGCCACAGCGGTTTCTCGACAATCTCTTCCGTGTCCTCGTCTTCAATCTCCAGTATGGCAGGGAATTCGACCACCTCGTACTCATCCGCCCTGTCATTCTGCGTCATGTCGCGTATAACGCGCCCAGTCAGGTCATCTTGGTGCCATCGGGTCTGGATTATCGCCACGCGGCCTCCCGGCATTAGACGAGTACGCGCACCGAAGGTAAACCACTCGTATGCCTTCTCAAATACCGTGAAGTTGCCGTTAATTACGTCCTGTTCCGAGTGTGGGTCGTCCACCAACAGCAGATCTGCACCACGACCAGCCAGTGCAGAGCCAATACCGCACGCATAATACTCGCCACCGGAGTTTGTGTTCCATCTACCGGCTGATTTTGAGTCGCTGGCGAGCTGTACAGTAGAAAATATGGCCTGATAGTCGTCTGTAGAGATGAGATTCCGCACTTTTCGACCAAAATCCACTGCCAAGTCAGTGGTATGCGACACCATCATCACCTTTTTGTTCGGATTCCGCCCCAAAAACCACGCTGGAAAGAAGATAGAGACAAGTTGGGACTTGCCGTGGCGCGGTGGGATGTTCACACAGATGCGATCCTTGTTACCCGCCTCAATAGCCATCAACATATCCGCCAAGATCCGGTGATGTTTGCCCACAATGTAGTCTGGCTGCATCCGTTTGCAGAACTCTATGAGGTCGTCGTACGCCGCCTCGTTCGTTTTGCGTACTTCCAGCTCATCCACGATGCGATTTATCTCCACAACCTCCTCATCTGAAAAGGCGTCGAGGTTGTCCAGCATCTGCTGTACTTCTTCCTCAGTAAAACTGGGAACGGCCTCAACCATCGTAGTCCTCGTCCTGCGCTACCTCGTTCGCAGCCGCTTCAACGTCGTCCAGACCAAGCTCTTTCTTGAGGTCTAGCACTTCGCCGTCCAGCACTACGTCTTCGTAGTCGCCCTCTGCTATGTCGTCTACAGGCTGTACCAGCTTCTCCAACTTACCACGTAACTTGTCACGCAGATCATCCGTGGACTGGTGCGTTATGGTCACCTCTGACTTCTCTGCGAACAGTCCTACGTCTGAGATCTTACCTAGAAGTTCCAAAGCTCGAATCCGTATGCGTGGGTCGTCGTTCTCGGACTCTAAAAGAAGTTTGTTGGTAACTAGATGCCGGATCTGAGTCGCACTCTCTGCAACCGAATGTCCAAACTCTTGCAGTATGTTGTTTGTCAGAACCATAGAAGCGGGTGTGAGGGTAGCCGCCTTCTTCGCGGTGACCTTGCGAGAAGTCTTTTCGGGGTCGTCGGCATAAGACATAGCGAGCTTTGCCGCTACATCTTCATCTTCGGCTGTTGGTTCCAAATCTAATCCATGCTCTGCCAGTTTCAGCGCAGTATTGCACGCTGCTTCGGCGCGTTCCTTCAGATCTACATTCGGAGTGTCATCTGTCAGCGGCACACCGATCTCAGGTTCTATAAATAGAGTCATAAATTGTACGCAGACTGTAAGTCGTTGCCGCGAATATACATCAAAAACCACCAGATATAGCAAAAATTTTTTTCGGGGAGACTTTTATTTTTGGGGTGGGGGGTTTCCTGTGTGGGGATTAGTAGGGAACGGCCTCAAAAAACCATCAGATACTACCAGAAAATACAAAATGATGTGCAAACTCGTGGTGATAGTGATTATTTGAGCGAATTAGTAATACATGCGCCGTGCGTAGCTGCTAGCAGTGCGCGGGGGTCGGGGGGCGGTGGGGTCAGATTTGCCGGTTTTGTGTATGATTTATACACAAAAAACCACTATTTGCCGCCATATACCACGGTTTACTTGTGTGTAACACGTCATGGTGTTATAATTTGGGGCGTCGGCGGGGTGATCCACCGGCATTAACTTAACAAAACGGAGAAAGGCATTATGCCAAATTCAAACTACAATCTTGCAGGAATCGAGGCGCACTCAAAGGCATTCGCGGGCAGTAAAGCCGCGCAGAAAGACGCTACTGCGGCGCTGCTAGGCTTAACATGGTCGTCGAAGACGGCGCAGTACATCAAGGCCAAGGGCGCAAAGCCCATGATTAATGTTACTGATCTGTCATTCAATAAAGCGCAATATGCCGATAACAGCAAATTCCATGCGCTGGAACGTGGATATGTCATGGCGAACTATGAACGGTTCGGTACCGTTGGCCTCGCCGGATTCAACATGCTTGAACTGTTTAGCATGGATCGCGATGCGGTGAAGGCTCACAAGTTGAAGCTGTCCGGCGGCAACAAAAAACCCGTTACCAAATCGCAGAAGAATGCGGTAGCGGCTTTCATCAAGGCGCAGCGCACATCGTCTAACCGTATCAGCACCGGCATGGCGAACCTCCGCAATGAGGTTAACAATATGCTGGGCGTTCCCACGGTAGTTAAGCCTACCAAAGCGCCTAAGGCTCAAACTGCCAAGGGTAAGGATACCCAAACCGGCGGCGTCTCAACTGACACGCACATTGAGTCCGGCCCAGTGACTGAGGCTAAAACCTCACCAGCGCCGCGCTCGATTCAACACCCCGTGTTGATTGAACTGGTTAACAAGCTAGCGGCATTCGATGTAGGCCAGCAGGCAGTAATCGCTGAAAGCCAAGCAGTGCAAAACCTGCTGGAAGGTTTGACTCGCACTCTGAGCCACCGCAAAGCCAAGTAATCCACCCACCAACCCAGAGAGATCCCCGCTTCGGCGGGGATTTTTTTTGTCTCGAATTTTTCGATACCAGTTCCTAGATTCGAGGTGCGCCAAACGCATTGTGCAGTGCGCCTCCGACACCAGTTCCTAGATTAGATGTGCGGCACAGGATGATACGTTTTGTGTATAGTTCATACACAAAGTAACACGTTACCACGATACCAGCTCCTAGATTCGAGGTGCGGGGCTAATGTTACGTCCGAAACGCTAATGTTACGCAATGTTGCGTTTTGAAATGGCAAAAAGGCAACATTATCCTCGTTGTATTTCGTGGTATCTGGTTGTAAGTATTAGTATGTATTTATACAAAAACCTGTATATATATATAGTAGTCCTTACAATGTTACGTTTTTACCAAAAAGTATATATACCTCGCCCGTTGACCCCCCTACTTGCAGAAAATCTCGTTACACAGAACTAATGTTACGTTCCCGAGCGTCTGCGCTCAGACCCATTCAATTCCCTGAAAAACGCAACAATGTAACATTGCTTACTTATCAAGGACTTACCAGCCCATAGGACGTAACATTGCGTAACATTACACTTCTCACCACCAGATACCACGCCTGACCACCGCTTGACATAACACGTTATATGTGAGACAATATCTCTTGTCGGTGAGGAGACCCCTGCCCGACACACTCATTTTTTGTGTATGACTTATACACAAAACCAACAACGAAAGGAGACAGCAATGTCAGATGAAGAAAAGAGCTTGCCCGAGCAATTGGAGCAACTCGCAGACTCAATTCCGCATAGTTATGTGACGTTAAGGACAGCCGCGTTTGAGATCAGACACCTCGAATCTGTAAACAAGGCCAGCGAGACTCTACGTTGGGACGACCAAGCTCACCACGAAGCCAAGATCAGGTTGGTCAAAGCCGAGCACGATGACCTGCTGGAAAAGCTAAACACACTCGTGACCATAGCGCAGGCCGGTCTAGCCAAGAACAAGCCGCACGTTACCGAGTACCAGCTAGACCGTATGTGTGACCTGTTAGGAGACAGTAATGCGTAAGATCGAAAAAGAAGTTATCGGTGCGTTCATCAAGGGCGACACCAAAGCAATGGGCAACACGCAGTCCGTGTTCAACCAAGCCACCCGCAGTCTCGACCTGTTACTGCATGGCAACCGCATCGCCACCATGTCGAATCGAGATGGGGTAAAGAAGTTATGGGTGTCCTGTGGCGGATACGAGAAGGAGGTGAACGGGCGTAAGGTACTCGCACCGTCGCGCACTACACAGTCCCGACTCAATGCGCTGTTCCGTCTGCTCGACATGCCCGAGCATGTATACATCAAGGGCGGCGTTCAGTATCTCGACTGTTCGCGCCACGGCACCGTCAACCTCATGGCATTGCGTAAAAGCGCGGTGCTTGTGTCAGTTCACTAACCAACTTTGTGTATGACTTATACACAAAACCAAACCAACGATAAGGAGGCAGCAATGCCATTTTTTACAGCCCATGAAGATAGGAACACAGGTCGCAGGGTTATCCTGCCCGAACCGATTGATAACGTGCCAACCGTCATCTTTGACATCGACGGCACACTGGCTGACATCGAACACCGAAGGCACTTTGTCACCGGCAAGAAAAAGGACTTCGATGCCTTCAACGCGGCGATGGAGTGGGACACACCCAACGAACCTATAGTGGATCTACTGTGGATGTGCGAGGACTCAGCCAAGCAGATCATCTTCTGTACTGGGCGTATGGAGCAGTACCGCGAGGTTACTCGTAACTTCTTATTGGATAAGTGCTCTTACGAAGGTTCGTATCACGATGATCTTTATGCAGACGAGGGCTATACCCGCGAGTCTATCGAAGCTCATCTGGATACCTACCTGATGATGCGTCCTGATAACCGTAGGCATGACCCCGACAAAGACATCAAGCAGGACATGTTCAACGAGATACTGAAAACCGTGGACAAGAGCAACATCTTGTTCGCAGTAGATGACCGCCAGCGTGTGGTCGATATGTGGCGATCCAACGGCATAACCTGCTTACAGGTAGCCGAAGGCAACTTTTAACCAAACCAACGATAAGGAGTTCCCAATGGAACAAGTAAGCAACATTCAATCACTGGCCCAAGGCCCAACCGTAAACGCGCCAGCATTCGACACGGCTTTCATGCTATCGCAGATGCAAGTCTCAACGTGGACTGCGCGTAAGAAAGACAAAGCCGCGTCAGCCAAGGTAGCCCGTGACAGCGGTGCGTCAGCCAAAGCCGGTAACTACAACAAGAACCTGCTCGCCGGTTGTACTGAGCTGGAAGACCTAAAGAAGTTTGTAGGTAACGCACGCAACACCCACTACGCGATGACCCTACCGTGGTCTGACATGGGGCTGCGCCTGATACCGACATCTGAATACTTCGACTACCTGAACGTGATGACGGATCTGGAGCAAGAGTTCCACCGGCTATACCAACTGTTCGAGGATGCGTACCAGTGGCGTACATCTACCGCGATGGCAGAGCTAGGTAACATGTTTGACCACAGCGAGTACCCGCCGGTTGACGAGCTACGCAGAAAGTTCCGCTGGCGTATTGTGTTCTCCGAGGTGCCGAGGCGTGGCGACCCACGTTTGGATCTACCGGCAGAAGCTCTGGAGGTAGTCAAGCAACAGTATGACGAGTTCTACAGCGAGAACATTGAAGCCGCGATGAATGACATCTGGACGCGACTGCACAAGAACCTATCGACTGTGCTGCGTCAGCTATCCCCGAAAGATGAGCTAGATGCCAAGGGTAATCAAAAATATAACAAGTTATACGATAGCGTCTTCGATACGTCGCTGGAGCTGATTCGTATGATGCGTAGGTTCAACATCACTGGCGACACTCAGATGACTGCGATTGCAGACCAGCTAGAGGATGCGCTGTACGGCGTGAACACCGATGCGCTCAAGAACAGCGAGACGTTGCGGCTAGACAAGCAGCAGCAGGTCAAAGACATCATCAGCAAACTACCGTCCTTGGATCTCTGAGGTCGGTAGGTAACTGGACATAACACGAAATACCATGTATAATGGTGATTCACCACAGGGCAATACTGCCTACCACTAACCAACTTTGTGTATGACTTATACACAAAACCAAAACAACAAAACGGAAAGGAGATAGCCATGAGCTATGCACAACAAACTTACGCACTGAGCCTCGAACAAGCCAAGGCACTAATCTTGGCAATCGGTCGGCTTCGCACAGTCTTACTTCAAGGCCACATGGGTACAGGTAAGTCATCACTGCTTACCGAAATCTCAGAGGCACTGCCGGATTACATAGCATGTTTTCTCGACTGCACGACCAAGGACTTGGGTGACATCACGATACCCAACATCGCCAAGCTGGATGACGGCACTGGCTATGTGACGTACCTGACCAACGAGGAATTGGGTGCCCACCACGACAAGCCGATCATCCTGATGATTGACGAGTTCGGTAAGGCCAACCCCGCAGTCAAGAATGCCCTGCTACGTTTGATCCTCGAACGTAAGATCGGCAGCTACACACTGCACCCCGACTCCATCATATTCGCCACGACCAACCTCGGCAGCGAGGGTGTGGGTGATCTGTTACCTGCACATGCCCGTAACCGTATCACCGTGGTCGAGACTAAAAAGCCTGACCACATGGAGTGGGTCGAGTGGGGCGTTGGTAACGATCTCGACCACACAATACTGGGCTGGGTCAAAGAGAATTCCGCAGTCATGCAAGACTTCCGCGATGTACCGAATCCAGATGACAACCAGTACATCTTTCACCCCAAAGCTGTGGATCGGGCTGCGTTCTGCACGCCACGTTCACTACATGCAGCGAGTGACATCTTGAAACGTCGTGAGGGGCTGGACGATAACACGTTACAGGCAGCACTCATGGGCACTATCGGTGTCCGAGCCGCCGCAGACTTTATGGCATTCCTCAAACTGGCTGACCAGCTACCGTCATTGGAGTCAATCAAGAACGATCCCGACAATGCCACGGTGCCAACGTCCGTAGCTGCTACCTGCATGGTGGTGTTCAAAGCACTGGCTGCGGTGGAGCGTGATTGGATTGATGCGTGGATGACATACGTGGATCGGCTGGACAAAGAAGCTCAAGGTCTGTTCGCCAACGGTGTTCGATCCAGCAGATACAACAAAGCCAGACAGTCTATGGTTATGCAGAGCAAGCTGTTTACTCAGTGGGCTATAGAGAACGGCTACATGTTCGCAGCGGACAAGGTGTAAGGGGGTAGACATGGACGAGCAAGATAAGTGTTTGAAAGACGGCTGCGATACGCCCATCAATTACGGTGGTGTGTGGGGATACTGTAGTGAGGAGTGTCTTGAAGAGGACACAGATAAGGATGTGTGGAGTAAGGAGATAACATGTTAGCACTAAACCAACAACTGACCGCCGAGCAGCGGATCACCAAAGCAGTGATAGCTATTACTGCTCACCCACGGTACATGGCCTTGGCTGGTGTACTCATGGTAGGCAGCAAGACTGTCAGCGATGACGTACCAACTGCATGTACCAACGGGCGTGACGAGACTTATGGTCGAGCGTTCGTTGATTCCCTGACCGATGCCGAGCTTCGCTTCGTGATACTGCATGAGTGCTATCACAAGATGTACCGGCACCTGATAACGTGGAAACACTTGCACGACAAGAACCACAAACTCGCTAATGCGTCATGCGACTACAACATCAACGGCAAGCTGGTCGATGAGAACCGAGAGGATGGCTTTGCCACTATGCCTATCTACAAAGATGGCGAACACGTAGGCGAACGTATGGGGCTGTACGATGAACAGTTCCGCAAGCCCGATGGATCATGGTCTGATACTGCTGTGATCTTCAAGACATTGGATGATGGTACGCAGCAACCGCCCAAAGGTGGCGGCGGTTTCCCATTTCCACCTACCGGCAAGGGCGGTGACGATGACGGTATCGGTGAACCAACCGATTCACGGAGTTCCGGTAACGGAGAGCCAGAAGGCAACGAGCCACGGGGTTTCGATGAGCACGACTGGGATGGTGCAGATAACCTGTCAGACGATGAAGTCAAAGAGCTTGAGAAAGAGGTAGACATAGCGATACGTCAGGGCAGCATTATCGCTGGCAAGTCGGGCATTACGGGCAATCGTCTACTCGATGAGCTTATGCAATCGCAGGTCGATTGGCGTGAGGTACTGCGCGAGTTCATTCAGACAACCTGTACTGGCAACGACTACTCCACATGGAAACGTCCCAACCGTCGATACATTGGTGCCGGTGTCTATATGCCTAGCGGTATCAGCGAGAAGGTCGATGAGCTTGTGATTGCTGTTGATACGTCAGGGTCTATCCCCGACGCTGATCTGGCTGTGTTCCTGTCAGAAGTTCAGTCGATCTGCACTACGGTCAAGCCCGACAAGGTTCGCCTACTGTACTGGGGTCACAAGGTTGTGGGTGACGAGTCATACGAGTCCCACGAGCTAGACACGCTGGCGCAATCTACCAAACCCCGAGGTGGCGGCGGTACCGATGTTGAGTGCGTGGTCGAGCACATGCAGCAGCATCAGATCAAGCCACAAGCAACGATCATCCTCACCGATGGTTACCTGTTCGGTGACTGGGGTACATGGGACTGCCCAACCCTGTGGTGTGTGATCGACAACAAACATGCGACTCCCGACAACGGCAAGGTCGTACACATTGATCCAGCGGAGATCCACTAATCATGTACACACTAAGCAAAGGGCTGGACTCGTTCTGGCATGTCGAGCGCAAATACAACCAGACCAAACCGTTGGTCAGTAAGTACCACAAGAAGGAGGATGATCTACGCCCTGCCGACAGACGGGATCGTAAGTGGGAACACATTGTTAAGTTATCACCTACCTGCTACGCCTTGTGCGACGGCGGGTACGGTGACCCGATATTTACTCGCACCTACGCTCGGCGCGATCCAATACCTACGTCGATTGTAGATACATATAGCCTGTCACCTATTGTGTGGGACATTCAACTGCAACCTGATGGCTCATACCTAGAGACGGTTAAGATACGCAACGGGTCAGGCGACCAAGCACATACCAGCCGGTATCAGTTTCTAGCTGAGTTCTTACCTACGTCCCTGCGATATAGCGGCGGCACTGATGGTAGGCAGCACATCTATATACCGAACCCAGACAGGCTACGGCAGGTTAAGTATTACTTACCCAAGAGTCGGTCAGTCGGTGCAGCACAGTGGGACTATTATGTGAACAGTAAAAGCTCCCAACACTGGGCTGAACACTACCAGCGTGAGGATGACCACAAGTATCTGGTGTTCGCTAGGGAGGCATACGTGCCAGACGTAGAGCTTATGGAAAAGACTGGGGTACTTCCAAACAGCCTACAGCCTTGGAAGCTAATCAGCCCTGAGTTCAAGCCGGTCAACCCCAAGTCGCGTGTGGACAAGGAACGTAAGAAGGAGCTAAAGCCACACCTTGATGAGTTCTGGCAGTGGGCGTGTTCTGTAGGAAAGATGTTAGCCATTGATGACTGGCAGTACGTGCGCGATGCCAAGGCCATACTGCGCCAGCACAATGTGTTGAAAGGCGGCGTCTGGTCAAGCCATGACTCGTTTGACGGTGACAAGGTACAAGAGATAATCACTACAAGTGACCATGAGTTACGTGTACCATTGCTTACCGCTTACATGATAAAGTCTGATATGAGATACGCTTGTACACCAGAAGACGCTAAGAGAGTACGCGCACACTTCAACCGATGGGCCAACCGCGCCTGCGGTTTAGTTACAACAACGAAGGGAGAGTAACCATGACTCAATACATATACGAGCCTAACCGCGAACTTGTTGCTAAGGTCAAAGAGATAACGGCTGAACTCCAAGAAAGGACTCCACGCCAAGACTTAGCCGACTTTCAGCATGTACTTAGCCGAAAGATGCGGGGGGTAAGGTTTACCAAAGGTGCCTACACTTCGTGCTGGGTCTATTACCCGCATGAGAAATACGCGAGGGGCATCATCAGTGTGGGCGAAGGGTATAAGAATTATGCGGTTCATAGTCGTACAATCAAGAACGGCAGGTACCACCCCGCCAACCGAGAACACTATATGCAGTGGAGCAAGAACCTTAACACGGCGGTTAAGAAAGCTGCGGCAGCACTGCCCGAGTTCAGCGTGACTGAGATCGCCACGATGAATTCCCATGTGTACTGCTCGAACCGAGACGAGCAGCTACAGAAGGAGAAAGGTAAACGTCAAGAAGCTGTGGACAAGTTAGGTGTGAGCAATGTGGCTTGCCCTGCATTTCGTTCCTTAGTAGCTATGGTAGAGCAGATCACCGATGGCGAGACTAAACAACTCGTGCAGGACACCTTACTGTACAACCAAAATGTGGGGGAGCTACAAGGGTCTGGCGAAAGCCCCATGTTCGTTCATGTAGGTCAAGACCGTAGTGGGCGTCAGACAGTCGCGGGTATTCCCCTAAAGCAAGTTAACTACAGATCTGTACGTTTGGAGGATGACGCTCGGCCTGTACGCTTTACTGAGGGGTCAGAAGAATACAACGAGCTAATTGGTAAGCTGAGTGTACTGAGCGTGGCGCAGCTAGGTGACTACGTTCATGGCGTTGGTATGCGTGTGGATGAGGATGAGTTCTATGTCAGCTAGATACTTCGAGACGCTACGCATGATCGAGGACATAGCCACCACGCTAGGTAACCAAAACAAGTTAACACATAAGGGGCCAATCTACCACGTAAAGGTAGACCCTAACCAAGATACGTGGAAGATCACATGTTTAGGTACGGAATGTGTTGACTCGCCGTACA